GCGCTCGGCAATGCCGGGCGCATCAATGTTACTTATAGCCTGACGGACATGGCCACCAAGGCGGATTATGCCGCGTTTGTCGAGCAGATAGAGGATAAGCTTGCCCAACCCAACGGCATCGCCACGCTGGACAGCAGTGGCAAGCTCGCACAGATGCCCACGGCGGCGGATGTGGGGGCGATCAAATTGCGCTGGTCAACGCTTATCAACGAGACAACGGCAACACCCAACAAATACAATTTTGATGATTACATCACGCCGGGGGATGTCGTGTCCGTCGATAATTATGCAAGTGCACAATCTATCGCCAACATCCCCGAGGCCGTTCCCGGCAAGCTGTATGTTCTGCCTCTGCGCACGGATGATCAGGGGCGTAACGATATCATGCAGGAGTATCACACAGCGACGGGTAACGTGTGGTGTAGGCCACGTTATTACTATAGCAGCAATACATGGAGCAGTTGGAGCACAGCGGTCCGTTGCAGCGATCCATCCGACGGTAATATCTATATTACGTTTGGTGGCGGTATGCACATTTGCGCGGCCTCCAAGACGTGGTCAAATGTTGCAATTACAAACGCTCCAAATGCGGGGTGCTATACCAGTAGCAGACTGTATTTTAGCGATTTTCCAAAGGCGTTTTCTTATGCCCCAAAATGTATCATATCACTATCGGTCGGCAGCAATGGCCCATATTGGGTGACGGTAGACAG